AAAATATTTTCTTCATAATTACCAGCAAGTTCTGATTCAGTCGGTTGTCCTGTTTCTAAATATCTCATTAGTTTCTGGCATTGACTCAATGATAGAAAGTCCTCTCTGTGAACTACAAATTTAAAATTGTCGTTTTGTATCATACGAAAGTATCTCCAACTGCCCAAGCAACACAAGAGTATCTTTTACCTTTTGTTATCTCGGTAATTTGATGTCCTGCAAATGCTGGGTGTATAATTAATCTACCTGGTTTTTGTTTTATTGTTGTTCCATCAAATAGTTTGAACTCTCCACCCTCGTAATCATCATTTAAAGATACAATACAAGTTAATTTTAATGAACTAAATTGGTCTATTGGATAAAAATCTGAGTGTGGATTATACCAATCTCCAACATCATATCTATGACATTGTAATCTATTTCTGTAAATACCTTTGATATCATAATGATAATGAACTTGATTTGCAACTGAAATTACTTCCCAAAACTTATCTAAATACTTTTGTTCGTTAGTTTTATTGATATTTAATAAACAAATACTATCTTCTGCTTCATAGTATTTAGTTTTCTTTCTTTCAGAGTGGTCATCTACTTTGTTCATAATATATTCACACTCTTCTTTAGAAAAGAAATTATCTTTTGTCATTACCCATTTGAAATTATTATTGTATTTCAAACTATCCATATCTATTGGTTTATACATTTTTATCCTTATTTGAAGTGGTCACCGATAAACAATTCTTGAATTACATATCGTTTACCTTTGCTGACTGGAACAACATTATGACATAGGAATGCGGGAAAGAAAGTTATCGAACCTTTTAATTTGTTCATTGAATACCATTCTTTTGTGTCTTTGTCTTGGATACCAAATTGAACATCTCCACCCTCATATTCACTCGGGTCCGTTAATTGAATTATCCCTACTAATTTTCTTACTGAACAAGTTCCTGCATTAAAGTCTGTGTGCCAACCATAGAAACCACCCTTTGTGTATTCTATTAATTTTAATTCATTATCACACCCGTCAATATCAAAATGAAATACTTTATCATTTACAATATTGGCCATTTGAAACATTTTGTCCTGTAACCATTTCCAATCTTTGTTTGGTTTTGTTGGTCTGAATTGGTTTTCTTCTTGTTCACACAAATACCACTCATTAGTTTTTCTAATCTCTGGTATGACTGCATTTTTTCCTTGTTCATCTCCAACACAACCAATTACGTCTTGTTCTGATTCCATTATGTCTTTTAATAATTCATCACATTTTTCTGGTGATAAAAAGTTTGGAATTTGAACTGAATATAAAAAGTCGTTATTCTGTTTCTGACTCATCTGATACTAAAACCCTATTCGCAAAATAATTTTTGCCGTTATTTGTGTTATCTATATTGTAAGTGATTTCGTGTAGGTCAAGTTTTTCAACATTGATTACACTTAGTTTGTTCAACTCATCATTTAAAACTTCATCACCAACCTCTAATGGTCTGTAATCTGAATCTATATATGAATCACTCGCAATGTAAAATGGATGGTCATCTGTTGCTTTAATTTCTGTATTATCACTAAATTTATATTTAACTAAATTGTCGTGTCTAATTTTTGTAATCTCTCCCACGACTGAATTTTGTAATTTACCATTTTCCACATCATAAGTTTTGATTTCTGTTCCTGGTTTAATCTTTTGTATGTTTTCATAAGTTCCGTCTGCCAATGTAATCATAGTATCACCCGTAAAACATTTACCTGGTGGAATATTGTGGACCAATATGTCTGATGTAAAGTAAGTATCAATATCTTCAACATCTAATGAGTAAAATGTTTCTTCTTGAGACACTTCTGTTTTTGATATAATCTCAACCTCGTTTCCGTCTTTATCCAAGAAGTAATCCCCTGTATCTATGTCGGTAGGTTTAGCCCAAGTCCAAGTATCTCCTTGTTTCAAGAAATATCTTGCACCTTTCATCATAGATTGCTTCATAACTGGAACTTTAATACTACTATTAATTAAATAATAACCATAATAGTCTTCTTGATAAGTTCTAACTACAACTGAACCTGATGGTGTTGAACCACTCAAATCTGTTGAACTATAACTTAACCAGTCCTCAAAGAAAAATTCATCTGGCATTCCAGCAGGTTTGTATGATTTAACTACATCCCCTACTTGAACATCTTGAACTTGTTTAGTTGAATTATCAAACATTCTAATATTACTACCACTCGGTGTTGAGTATAATAATGCATTTTGCATATGATATCTATCACCATTTAAAATAAATTTTGGTGCAATTGACAATACTAATTTATCTTTTTTCTTAATTAATATTTGTTTGTCTGGTGTCATTAAATATTCATATTTAGGTGATTTTAAATATCCTTGTGTTCCAACGGTTGAGCCACTTGGAACAATATAGGTTTCAATTAGTGAACCACTATCCACACCAGATTGGTATGTATTATTCTCTGCTACATACTTATGGAATAAAATTGAATTGTCATAAGAAGTTCCATCTTGTGCTGGATTTTTAATTACAAAGTCTGGGTGATATGCATTTGTGTCTGAAAATGAACCTGTGTTAAATAATGGAATCAAACTTGAACTAACTGGTGAAGAACTTAATATAGTTCTAAATGATGTTTTGTTAAATGAACCACTAACAATTTCTAATAAATTATCATCACTATACCAAGGTGTTTGCATAAACAAATGAAAACTTCCTGTATATTGATTTTGTGTTCTTTGTGAGAAATATGTTACTGAACTATTATCATTGTATTCAAAATTTACTGATATATTGTGTCGTGCAAAACTTTGACTAATTATTGGTTGTTGAAATGTTGATGGATTTTCTTTTACACTATCGTCTTGTCCATAAATGTATGCAGTTGTGCAATTCTTTTCATTTGCATAGTCTGCTATTAAATCAAATGAAGCGGTTTGTTCATTATACGAACCATACATACCACAAGCAGTATTCATTTCGTTTAAGTAAACGTCACCTGTGGTTTCTTCTTTGATGTAATCAACCCCAGCGAAAATACCAATATTGGTATTACTTGGCCAACCACCACCACTTCCTGTGATGTAATTTAAATAATTTTCTATTGTTGTTTGAACTGACATATTTTTTTCCTACTTATAAATATCTATTTAGTCCATTTTAGTGAATATTTTTTCTTTCAATACTGATTTTGCTGGCTCGTTCCAATCATCTATGAACATCATTGCGTAATTATATCCTTGTTGTTTGATTTCATTACAACGAATCCATATTAAATCCAAATTTAAACCTGTTCCTCTATAATTTGGAAACACATATTTCTGACATAACATAGGGTATTTTTTATTCCAATCTATAAATGCCCAACCACCCTCAACTAAATAAAATGTCCAATTGTCTTTTAATCTACTTCTTAGGTCTTTTAAATTCCACTCTTGCCAATCTTTTCCAAATGAATCTTTAAATTCAGACAACTCTTCTGATATCACTTGTATTTGTTCTGAATTAATATCATTATAGTTTGTAACCACTTGATACGCTGAAACTTCTCGTGGTTCGTAGTTATTTAAATCTATCTTGTAATACATCTTTTATTTTCTCTGCATATTGTTTATGTGATTCTGGACCTGGATGTAACCCATCTGATGTTTTGTCTACTAACTCAAAAAATACATCAAATTTATCTCTTGGTAAATCTTCTTCCCAAGTTCCCCAAATGATTTTATCACGACCTACAAATCTATTCAACATATTATAATGATGTAAAAAGTAGAAGTAATTATTGTATTCGTTAATATCAACGAACTCCTTAACTTGCCAAGGTTTGTAAACTACACCATCATCATTGAACCAAGTTCTTCTGAAATAATGTGGAACCGTAATGATAAATAATTGTCTTGTTGATGTTGGCATATAAACTTCTGATAAAGTCTTGACTGCGAAATCTAAACCTGTTCCACCTGCTCCATAATTATGAACTGCTGTATTTTCGTCTCCGAGTAAATGAGTAAAGGTTTGTCGTTGTTGAATATCCCAACCATAAGTCCAACTACAACCGAAAGTATAGATTTGTCTTCCAACATTTTCATCATTGTAGATTGGGTCGTGTTGTCTTCCACCCTCAAATTTACCATTATTATTTTGATAAATATTAAGAGCTTGGTGGTGGTTATAAACATATTCACCTTGTTCATTGGTGTAAATAAAATTGCCCTCATCATCTTTGTGTTGATAGAGTTTCATTCCGTGTTCACCAACTGGATATCCATCCATTTGTTTTGTAGTTACTCTATAATTGTCATAGTAGAATTTATCTACATTATACTGACATTTGTCTTTCATTACTCACCTGGTTGGCGTGTAGGTGGCTGATTTGGTTTTGCTAATCCAGCTGACTCTAACATATTTTGTGGAACTTTACCACAACTACCACAAGTAAAAACTTGAATCGGAACGATTGATTCTTTACCTGTTGGTGATACTAATGCCGATATTTTCTTTAAAAAGAAAGCCGGTGTAAATGCTGCGTTCCCACATTCTTCACATTGAATAGTATCTGATTCTGTTAAGTCAATCTGTGGTTGTGCTTTTGGAATGCCTCCGTCTGGATGACTCATTTAATACTCCCTATTAATTCAACAAACATAGCCATAATGTTAATTTCTTTATCCACTACAACTGCGTCTGATTGTTGATATTTACTTAAAATCAATATACACTCTGCGATATGTCCTGTTCCCCAATCATCTACGGTATCAAACATCAATCTGAATAAATCAGAGAAATCTGTTACCTTTGAATCTGCTAACAATTGTCTAATGTTTTGAAATGAATTCTTTTTGTCTTGTGTTTTCAATATATCCAACACTTGATTTTTATAATCATTTTGAACAATAGTGTTTTCATCAATCGTTAATTGAGAATTTACAACTTGTCTTTGAGCACCATTGATTACTCTTCTGATATCTGGATAACCACTATTTACAATGGTTGCGATATCTTTGACATCATATTGAACATTTTCATTTGTCAATATGTTTGCCAAGTGTTGTGCCACTTGTTTTCTGTCTGGTGGAACTATCTGAAATGATTGACAACGACTTTGTATCGGGTCAATTATTCTTTCCACATAATTACAAGTCAATATAAAACGACAATTCTTTGAGAAAGTTTCCATAAGATTACGAAGTGCTGCTTGAGCGTTTGGTGTAATGTAATCACACTCGTCCAAGATAATCACTTTCATATCTTTGAAACCTAATGTTGATGCGAAGTTCTTGACTTTCTCACGAACTACATCTACACTATTCTCATCAGATGCGTTTATATAAAGGTAATCACAATCTATATTATTTATCAATAGTTTAGCAAGAGTGGTTTTACCTGTTCCTGCTCTACCGAATAATAATAGATGTGGTATATCTCCTGATTCAAGATATACCGACACCTTTGATTTTAAATGGTCATTACCGATATAATTGTCTAACTTGCTTGGACGGTATTTCTCCACCCATAAACTATGTGTTAGACTTTCCATTAGTTAACTGCTTGTGTTGATACCAAGAAATATTCTGAATCGTAGTTATCGATTGAGAATTTAATTCTTGATAACCCTGCGGAACTAACTTCTAATGTTGCACTTTCACAATCTTTATTTGCATTTAAGATTGATGCGAACATATTTGCGTTAAAAGAAATTGGTTCAATTTCTTTATATTGTGTTGTTTCAACTGGAATAGTTACACGATTAGATGCAATTGAAGCATATCCAATTACGATACTTGTGTTTCCATTTTCAGTTAAAATTGTAAAGGTTTCTGCTTCTGATAAAGCTCCTTTACCACTAATAAATGTATTAATAAAATATTGGTCTACTTTAATACCTAACTCAAATGTATCTGGAAGATTTTTAAGTTCTGGTGGTGTTGGTATGACCGATAAATCACTCAACATATATTTAGATTTGGTTTTTCTATTACTATCTACTAATTCCATAGATATAAACTTATCACCTGCCTGTGATAAACTTAAATCAACATCATCTCCCAATACTGATAGTAATGAAGATAATTGTCCTGTGCTATAAACACCTAATTCACAAGGATTTAAATGTTTAAATTCACTAAGAACAACCCTTCCAACAACTGACTTATCTCCTGAGATAAATCTTGTTGTTAAACTATCACCATTTGAAACCCATTTAGTAGATTGAATTTCTCCACCTAATGTGTATTTGTTGATGAAATTAGTTAATTGCGTTTTGTTCATAACCTTTTTACTCCTGTTTGTTTATATATAAGTATAATATTGTTTTGTGAAAATCAAATAAATTTTTCTAATGTTGAAGAATTATTATTTATCTTTTCAATTCTTTCCTTTGAGTAGTCAAAATAATCTTTGACTAATTCTATTCCTATAAAATCTCTGTTCAATTGGTTGCAAACAACTCCCGTTGTTCCACTACCCATAAAACAATCCATTACAACACCATTTTCTGGACTGAAACTTCTGATTGCAGTTTCTGCTAATTCAATTGGAAATGTTGCTGAGTGTCCTTTTGGGTGTCTTGGTCTTTTTATTTTCCATAAGTCGTTTAAACTTCCGTGTTTGAAATATGAGTTTTTTATATACCTACCTGCCGTTGCGTCTTGTTGAAAAACAATAATCAATTCTGTTCTTCGATTCAATACTCCCTCGTGTAATGAAGGCTCTCCATATCCTTTATCCCAAACTATGATATCTTTTATGTTTTTGTTGAAATTTCCAATCAATTTAAATATGGCTTCTTTACTACCAGTTACGATTTGTATGTTCCACAATACAACTTTTGACAACTTTAACATTTTTTCTAATGCTTGTTTGTGGAAATCATAATACTCATCAATTGTTAAAGCGTCATCAAAATGTTTATATTTTTTACTTGTGTGTTCTGACTTTTCTCTTTCTGTATATTCTCCGTTTCGTATTCTCGTTCTCATATTGTAAGGTGGACTTGTAAAAGCTAAATCTACATCTACTCCCTCTTGGATTAACTTATCCATTTCAACCAAACAATCTCCGTGTATCAATCTCATTAAAAGAACCTATTCATTGAAGTCGTTACATCTTCTACACCACCCCAACCCAATGCTTTATAGAACATACCGAGTTTCTTACTCATTGCTTGTTCATACATTTTGTTGTGGTCTATGTGATTTTTAATTAATTCTAATATTTCTTTTGGGTCTTCGTGTCCTTTGAATGCTATCGTATCAAATCCAAATGTATTCTCTTTCAAATAAACCCATTTAATCTTTTCTCCGTTGGATATTTTTTCATATTTTCTACCCTCATACCAATGGTCAATCAATGAATTATAATTGATTGCTGCCTTAACGTGAACTGGTGCACCTTTCTTGTATTTACTAAATGATGTTTCTGAATCTTTGGAAATATATTTACCAATCCCTTTTACACCGATTGGATTTGCCATAACTTCATAGGATAGATTATGCATATTTCTTTTGAACAATGATATCCTTTCATCTATCTTTTCCTTTGGAACATTTGCCAGAATATCATCTAATACATTTGATAACAAATCTTTCATAGCAACTGCAAAATTACTTCTAATGGTATCTAATCCTTTAACGTGAGTCTTGTTTACTTTACGACCTGCGTCATTGATAATTCTTAATCCATATCGTTTTTTCGTGATGAACAAACCTGTCTTTGCAATTACCTCTTGTTTAATATCAAACACGTGTTCATCTATATTACAAAACTTCTTAGCAAAGTAATTATATGAATTGTTTAGATAGTCTTGAACCTCACCACATATTTCTGAAATTCTTTGTGTCATCATAGTTTCAGATAATTCTTGATTAGGAAATCTTTTTTCAATCAATGGAACTGCCGATGCAAAAATAGAGTCTGTATCAATGTAGATAACATAGTCTTCATTTGTTCCTAACTCATTATTATAGAAATGATTCGTTATCTTTTTACTAAACTTAATCAGTTGTTGACCTGTTAATGTGGTTGCCTCTGCATTATCCAAATCATAAAATCTAAATACTGGTAATCCTAACACACCATACAACGAATTCAATACAATCTTTTGAATATGTTGTCTTCTATCAAAGTATTGTTCTTTTTGTGTATCACCTTGTTCATTAAACTTTCTCACGAGTTTTCTCATCTCAACTCTTTCATTAAACCACTTTTCTAACAATGCAGGAATCAGTCCTTGTTTGTCTGTTCTATACATTACTCCGTTGGATGCAATTGATACTCCTGCCTTATCAAAATAATCTTGTAATTCAGTTTCTGTCATCTTACCGATTTCTTTACCCACTTTATTCTTAAGTGAATATGTTTTCTTATTAGTTTCTTTTAAGAATTGTTCTTCGTTCCAACCCTCAACCTTACCAACTTTAGTTTCTGGTGAAATATTCAATGAACGAATCACACTTGGATACATTGATGTAATATCCAAGTCATAAACCCAATCGTGTTTTCCAGATTGTGGCTCTTGAACATAAGCACCTGCAAATTTATCATCATTTAATTTCTTTGGTCGTCTTGGTTTGTTTGGTGCAACCACTCCAATCTTTTTCAAATAAACTAATATAGCACCCTCTAACCAACGACTTGACATATTGATATCTTCATAAGGTATGTGTCCAAGATGTGCTATACCACGAGCAATCTCAATAAAATCTAATTTCTTATCCAATTCAACTAATATTTTTACATCTCGGATATTGTAATCAATAAATGTCTGTAAGTCGTTATCGTATAAGTCATTAAGTGTTCCCTCGTAATTAACCTTTTTCATTCCGACTTCAACTTCACCAATGTAATCTAATCTATAACTTGATTGTTGAGTAAACGTGAATTGTCTATATAATTGTAAATAATCTAATGATGAAACACCAGCGATTGTGTGTTTCTTTTTATATTCTGAATAAATAACTTCTGAAATTGGTGATAATAGATTTGCTAATTCTGGTCCTAAAACTCTAACTGCTCTATTATACAAATAAGGAATATCAAAGAACTCTGAATTCCAACCACTAACTATTGTAGGTCTAATCTCTAAATACTTTTGAAAGAATTTGTTTAACATCTCGTATTCAGTTTCATAAAACTCTACAACTTCTTCACCTTTCTCATAACTTTCAATTCTTTTGTGTGGGTCAAAACAATAAGTGAAATATTTTTCTGTTGTTGAATCATAAAGTGCTATTGAAGTAATAGGATTCTGTGCTTTTTGGACATCTGGAAATCCCTCTGTAACCTCTACCTCAATATCAAAGAACATAACTCTATGTCCTTTTGATGTTTCATCTGAATCTGTGTATTGGTCAACCAAAAATCTTGTCATTGGTGGAACATCACTTTCGTGAAGTGTTGGGTCTTCTTTATCAAAGGAAGTAACTCTTTTTAACTTTTCTCCATATAAACTAACATTTTGTCCAGATGAATCTTTAACATAAGCATACTTTTTGTATGGTATTTGTAGATAACCTTTTTTGTCATCCCATAAATGCATTTTGTTTTTTCTTACGTCAAACCAGATATTTTGATACAAGTATAACTCCTTTAGGTTGTAACTGTCTGTATATAAATATACAAATTAATTTTGTTAATGTCAAGTATTTTTTTGTTGGGGGCGAAATTAATCGCCCCCATATAATTAGAAGTTAATAGTTAACCCAATGTTTGCATATCTTGGTGTTCCAAGAAATACTTCTGCGTTGTGAGCTAAGTGTTCCTTAGTTCCCCAACTATTGTATTGACTATTATCTACTGCGTCTTGAACAAATACCTCGTCAAGAACATTAAAGATATGTCCGTTTAAAGTCATATCAAGTCCTTTAACTTTTGG